AGAGAAGGAGCGACCAAGGTCTCCGAGAGACTTAATGACACGGGCCGTAGATCCAGCCTTGTTGAGATTGAGGAAGAAAGCAAGGACTCCACAACACAACTGCATAAGCATAGGCATACTTAATGCAGAACCCTGTTGAACTCTAATCGGGTTATCTTCGGACTTGATCAATTCTGATACAAAGTTCACGAACTTGTGTGTGGCTATAGCCGATATGCTTCCCAAGACAATCTTGGCAAGGGGGGACTCGAGGTAATCTCTCATAGAGTACACGGCGAAGCCTGCAACCAGAGTTGAAATAAAAAGCTTCCAATCAACAGAGGGCATGAGCTGGGTGAACCAGTTCTTGACCGAGACGGAGGCATTCTCACACAAAGTGGTGACGGCATCGACAATGACTTTAGAGAAATATTCTCCAGAACCACGACCATCCTCATTCTTAATCTCTGTTGCGATACGGGCGAACAGGTCATTGGTACCACGGAGCTCATTGAAGAATTCCATCATACCGGGGATGGGGTTTTGTCCAAATCCGAGGATCTGGGGTTCAACATCAAGCGTTGCTTGAGGCTTCGCTTCGATGATGTCCTCAGATTGATCAGGACGGCAACGCTCCTCATGAAGATACATGAAGACATTGCATTGACAAAGTTCACACCACTTGTAATAGTGACGGTTGAACTTCGTCTTGGATGCTCGAGCAGGGGATTCGAGTGGAAGGGCATTCCAAGCACTTCGGAACAGGGGGTTACGAAGGTGGAAAGGGGGATCCAATGGGTGAACAAAGGATTGAGCCACAATCTGGGGGGAAGTACCAGTAGGATAAGTTTGCTCTTCGAAATTGCGACCAAAGGGACGGTCCACAGTTCGACGAACGACTGGAAATGCTGTGGGGGCAGCAAATTCAAAATCCTGTCCAATGGAAACTGAGATAGTGAAGTTGTACGAGACATTCTTCCACAGGGGGCGAATCACAATGCATCCATTGTTGGTGGAGAGCAGAGGAAGCTTGGTGGCTTTGTATGTCTTAAGGGGCATGTACAACCATTCATACATCGAGTAAAATGGAACGGTAATTTCCCACTCTTTATCCTTATCAGGATGGAAAGTCTGAGATCCAGAGAGAGCACCAGTGAGAGCGGTGTCATCATCAGGAACCTGATATCCGTAGGAAAAAGGAAGAGTGGTGGCAGATGCGGGGATTCCCATAAGAGGGCAATGAATCACCTCAAAACCAACAGCATCAGTCGATGAGTTAATCTTGATTTTATAATTCATTGAACCCTTCCAGAAAGAGAAGCCTTTTGAGACGATACCTAGGGCATGGCGATCAATCACATCAGGCATGATGGGCATCACAGGGACAATGGTGCAAGAACCTTTCAATCCAATGTTTCCAACGGTATCAGCCTCAACAATCGCATTTCCAAGAGGAACATATCTACGAAGGACTTTGTAGATATCG